TGACGGTTAAAAGAAAAGCCCCGCACTAGCAATAGTGCGGGGCTTTTTGTTTGGCTGATTATTCTGCTGCTGGCTCAGGCAATTGTTCTTTTGCTTGAGCTTGTAGTTTTACCGACAGCGGATTACAGATTTTAGCAGGCAACTCTTGTAAGCCCGCTAAAATGTGATTAGCTTCTTCAATACTAACTTTAAAGGTTAGTTCAGTGTTGTTTGAGATCATAATTATTTAATTGGGCAAGCACCAGTTGCACATTCGGCATCGGTGATTTCATCAAAACTGTTGGTGTTATTAAGATCAACAGGGCTTAGGGTTTTAACATACTCATGGTAGTCATGCTCTGTGGTTACTTCTTGTGGAAGGTACAAATAACCCAAGTCTTTGGCAGTTTTAGTTGGATCTGTGCGGTAGATAAAACTCACGCCAACATAACAATCCCAGTTATCTAGCAACCAATCAATGATTCCAGGTACTTCGGTTGGATCGTAACTGATAGTTACCGACGTATTTTGTTGATTCCAGCTAGTCTGCAACAACTTGTAACGCTCTAGTTGAATAATAGCTGACTCAATGTTAACTTCTTTACCATCAACTTTATCAAACGGAACTCCGTCCCACATTACCGGAAACGTAACAAGCACTCCAGAATCATCAACAGGATGATTAATAACACGGTAATTCGCTTCACGTAGTTTCTCAACCACCGGGTCATGTTTGCTAAATTGTACATTGTTGAAAATATACTTTCCTAGTGGTTTGTGTACGCCTTCGGTAGTATCCATGATTTTGCTCAGTGTACCTGACGGCTTAATACAAGTTACATTTTTAGGAGCAGGCAGTCCAAGTTCTTGACTCATACCAACAGCAGCACTAGTAGCAGTACGCTTCAAGTATTCGTAGTCATAGCTTCCCATATCTGGACGCATTGCGATACCGGTTAGGCCTACACCGCAAAGTCGTAAGAAATAGTTGTTAAGGTGCCAAGACTCTTGAAGTATGCCGTCCTGAAGGTTAACACACGTTTGTCTGTAGTTGGCACGAGCTGCCAGTCGTATAGCGTTGTGTAATCCAGCTGTGTCGCCTTTGAACTTGGCAATGTCAGTTTCGGTAAGGTTACAGAAAGCCTTATTACCGAGTAAGATTTCAACGCATGGATTGGCTCCCTTAAACCAAGGAGCACGTCTGAGGGCTTCGACTTCATTGATAAATCCTGGTTCACTACCGCCAGCTTCAATCATCATGCCAAAGATTTTCTCTAGATCAGACTTAAGCGGTTTTTCTTTAAATACTAAACTGTTGTTTGACTGTGTGCGGTGTGCATTGTTATGCAACCACCAGTCTTTCTTGGCTACAGCAAACTCTTCCCACTCCGGTTGACCGTAATCGAAAAGTGCGATTTCAGCACTGCGACGACTGGATAGAATAGTACCAAGATGGTTAACAATGTCCAGAATATCCATCCGAGTGAGTAGACTATCAGCACGACCATTAAGAATATTGGCGATAGCAGTATAAGCAGTACTAATTGCAGCATCACCTGAAGAAATCCAGCCATAACCTTTTAACCTTTCACCAGCAGGTCGTAATTGACTAAAATCAAGTACAAGAGTATCAGCAGGGTACTTACCCGCAAGCAGCTTACCAACAGACTTTGCCCAAGCTTCTGCACTGTCTCCGACCTGAATAGTCCAAGTTTTAGTTTCTGCGTCAAATGTTTCTGTATTGTGCTCATTACCACCCTTGGTAGTACGAGTACTACGTACTACTCGAATATTTTTAATTGGCTTTGAAAAGCCGTTTAGCGTACCCACAATTGGCTTAAATCCAACGCCACAACCTTGTAGCAGTAACCATAAGACGTCAACAACGTCATAGATTGTTTCAACGTGTGTGAAACTACAGTTAAATTGAGACGCTTCACGTGTTTTAGCTACGTTAGTGCCGCCCAACCAAAGTGTACGACCACTCATTAGCACCTTGCGATCTAGCATCAGTTGCTCAAGATCATAAAGCTCCGCGTATTCCAGGTCATTTAAATCGCGACCAACTGCTCGTGCCCACAACCACTCTTGGTGGTCAATAACTCTGGCAACTGTTTCTTGCCATGTTTCAAACTCTTTTCCGTCGTCGCTAGTAGGGCGATTATAGGTACGACGTGTAATTACCTGTGCTCGTGTTGATGGTAAGTTCATTTATTCTTTCTAATTTATTGTCCGGTACTGCCGAAGCCGCCAGTACCGCGTTGTGTGTCATTCCAAATATCTTTAAATTCCGGCAGCAGCACTGGCATAATAACCAGCTGAGCAATTCGGTCGCCAACCTCGATTTTATAAGGGTCTTCTGAAATATTTTTTAGCAAAACTTTTAAATTTCCACGATAATCGGAATCAATGACTCCAACAGAATGTGGGATTGTAATGCCTTTTTTCCCTTGCGAGCTGCGATTGAAAATAAAGCCTCCATAGCCTTCTGGAATTTTTATCGCTGTACCCGTATCAACAAGTTTTTGTTCGCCGGGATAGATTTCGTGTTCTTCATAGCTAAACAAGTCTGCTCCAGCATCTGTGCGGTGTGCACGTTTTGGAAGCTGTGCTCCAGGCTGTACTTGACACTCAAGCTCTTGTTTGATTGGTACACCACGACTGTGGTCGTAATCTCGGTTAATATTTAAAAAATGGCTCATTTTAAGTAAAGTTGTAGGGTTTCGTCAATTGTGGCAATGTTCTCGCTACCAATGGCTTCCTGACAGTGTGTTACCAAGTCCATTAGCTGATAGTTGAGCATTAGTGTGTCTTTGCACTTGTTGAGCTCTTGAATATATTTGTACTTGCCTGCAATAGGGATACTAGCGATAATGTCATAAGTGCTGCCCCATTCGTTAACAAGAGCCACAGCACGTTTAGGGCCAATGCCGGGGACACCAGCCACATTGTCGCCAGTATCACCTGTAAGGCACTTAATGCTAATATAATCTTCAGGGTTAAAATCATAATGGTCGTTCCAGTTGTCTAGTGTAACTTCTTTGCGTGTAACGTAACTGAAACGACTAACGCCGGGCTGTACAAGCAAGTCCCAGTCACGATCACTAGAAATCAGCCAAATATCGTCTGTGCTCAGTTTAGACTTTTGTGATACAATGTATGCAGCAATATCATCGGCTTCTACACCTTGAAAACGCAACACAGGGTAGCTGGTAGTGGTTTCAATAGTGGCAATAGTTTGCAGGAAGTCTTCAAAGAACAATTCAAAAGCTGCACGCTCTGCGTCAGTTTGTTGTTCTTGCTTGTCTTTGCGATTTTGTTTGTATTCTGGGCTTAATGCTTTACGATAGCTAGAACTGCCTTGGTCACAAGCAATGATAACGTGAGACGCTTTATAACTTTTCTTTAGGCTGTCAACTGTGCGAATGTAGTCTGTGGCAAAATCTGTGGCTCCGCTATGTTTATAGCGAAATGCCAAGTTTAGTGCGTCTACAATCAACAGTGTGTTATTTGATTCTGTGGCTTTTTTAAATGTAATACTCATGTTGTATTCTTTGTGGTTAAGGGTATATTATACACTATTAACCACTTTTGTTCAAGTCACAAATTGTGGTTGCTCATACTTCAACCAATCTTCTAGTAAGGCAACATAAAATTCGTGGGTTTCGTGATTGTAGTAGATGCACCGATAATTTTGCGAGTTAGGCATTTCATCAAAAGCCACAAATACCTTGCTTCGGTCAAACTTAAAGATTAGCAGCGGTTTCTTTTCAACCTGCTTGCCTTGACGAATTGTTTGTTCCCAAAATTCCACAAGTTGTGGTGATTTTGAAGTCAGCAAGTGTGATGTAACATGATCTTCTGCGTAGCCTTTTACTTCTACACACCAAAGGTTAGTTCGCCCAGGCACATACAAATCACCTTTTAGCAGGTGTTTAGGGTCAAGGGCTCCGCTACCAGGAATACGTTCCCACCCTAAACCGGTATGTTTACGCAAGAGATCACGTACTGTGGTTTCAGTACGTGCTCCCTTGGCTCTAGCGTCTACGACCATTACTCAGGCGCGTTTTCTTCACTTGTAGGTTCCACGACAGGCTCGGCAACCTTGGGTTGTGGTTGCTTGATAACTGGTTTTGCAACTGGCTTAGCTGCTGGTGCTGGGGCAACTGGTTTTGCCTGAAATGTGATAGTTTTTACTTCCATTTCGTCCACGGAGTAGAGGATAGTACCGTCAGCTGCTTCAATCGTTTCCAGCTCTTGGGCAGTTACTGTCATGTTTTGTGTAACAGGTTGACGTACTCCATTGCGTAGAAGGGTTGGTTGGGTAGCCGTAATTCGTTCAATTTTAATCATTTTATGCCTCTATATGAGATATGTTGTTGCGTTTAACAACGTTGACTTTTTCTAGTAGTGGATGTGAGAATCCGTGCGATACTAAAAAGGTGTTTAGGTGTTCTTCTTTTAACAAGACTTCTACCAGTTTTTCTTTACCGTCTACGTCGAGTGCTTCAACGGTTTCATCTAAGATCAGCAAGTTAATTCTGCTCGAACTTAGGGTCTGCATTAGTTTGCGAATAGCTAATAGCGTTGCTACATTTACTCGCGCACGCTCACCGCCACTCAATGCCAACATTTCAATGTCTCTGCCGTTATCAGTGATAACAACATTTAGTTTATCACTAGCAGAAATTTTGAAACTAATTTGAAATCTACCATCACTTAGGTCAACCAAGTAATTGTTCGTAATTTCTTCTAGGTCTTTTACCAAGCACTCAATCTTGTAGGCAACTAGGCCAGTTGTAGAGAAAGTTTTAGTTAAGACATTTACAATACTCATGCGCTCCGATAGCTCATGAAGTTTTTCACTGTACACTTCCAGTTCTTCACTCATTTCAGCTAACTGCTTACTGATTGTTTCTACTTTGGAATTATGTGCACTAACAGTTTGATTGGTTTTTTCAGCTGCTGCAATCTTATCACGCGTAGCTTTGATACTGGTTTCAAGATCGGCCAAGCTATTTTGCAGCGCCGCTTTATCTAGCATTGTATCAGGTAGTTCAGTATCAATAAGCTGATGATACTTTTCCCATTCTTCTTGAGACTTCTGTGCAGCTTCCCAGGCCAGCTTTTTAGCTGTGTATGCTCGATAGTCTGCGTTTATTTGCTCAAGGCGTGAACGTAGCTGTGTGCTTTTACTTTCAGCATTTAGCTGGATATCTACCTGCTCTTTAACAAGCTCAGATATTTTATCTGTGTCAATAGCCTGTAAGCACGTTGGGCAGTTACCATGCAATTTATTCATCTTTTGAACAAATGCCTCAGAGTCTTTTACCGTTTTTTGTAGCTCAATAGTCTCTGTGTTCAATTTCTTTGCTTCTAGCTGAGCTTGACTAACGTCATCATCAGGTTTAGGCGGTAGTGGCACAAGACTGATTTTTGTCTGTAGCTGCTTGTAAGTGTTATTCTGCGAAATCTTACGGTTGGTGGACTCCACACTTTGAATAGACAACTCTAGTTTAGCCGCTTCTTGTAATACTTCTGAGTCAAGCTCTGGAACAACCACAGCTTGCTTGGGACTCAAATCCGTTTTTGAGTATTTGTCTAGCCAAGCAACGACTGTGTTAACTTGTGACTGAGTTGCAGCAATATCTTTGCTTAAGTCTTGAGCTACTTCTTTGAAAACATCCTGTGCCTGAGTATACTTGCCCAAGTTTAGGATTTCAATTAAGAACTTTTTACGTGCAGTATCTGCAGCAGTTAAAAACTCCAAGCTAGATGCATTTGACTGATAAACAATTTGACTAAAAGTTTTATGGTCAATGCCAATTACTTCTTCTACAATCTTATAAGTAGCAGTAGCTGTGTGTGCACTAATATCAACACCGTCTTTGTATAGCTTAACTGTTTGTGACGTACCACGACGAGTTTCAATCTTGTACTCGGTACCATCACGATCAAATACTAGTTCGATTGCATAGTGTTTGTCTTTTACATAACGATTAAGAATATCTGCTTTTTTAATGCCTTTTGAGTTCTTATTGAACAGCACTTCTTCAAGTACTAGTGCAATAGAACTCTTGCCGTGACCGTTCTTACCCACAAGCTGTGTGAGTGGGGCGGCCACAAAATCAATTTTATTATCTAATCCGTAACTAAAAGCATTAGACCATGCTAGTGTTTTTATTGTTATCATTTGCTAGTTTTCTTTTAAGTTCCTGCAATCCACCAATGTACTCACCATCTAAAAAGATTTGTGGCACACTGCGAGCATTGGGAACTACTTCAATTAAATCTTTTTTGGTATAGCCGTTAATGCCAAGCATTTTTTCTACAATATGCGTTCCGTGAGTTTCCAGTAACCGCTTGGCTTCAGTACAAGCTGGGCAGTTAGTTTGTGACCATACTTCGGCTATTTTAGGTGAATTTTTCTGCATGATTTTGCATTTCTTTTAAAACCTTATCTACCGTGGGTTCTGGTAGTTCTAAGATATAGGTTACGTACTCGCGTACTTCTTGATCCAAGGACATTTCTGCGTCTAGCATTAGTGCTGAGTCGGTATCGCGTTTTAGGACTTTGGTGGCAATCAGCTCTGAATCTTGCAATTCTCCGAGTTCTTGCATATCACCTTGCACTTCATAGATTGTGTGGTCAAAGTCGGTGGCATTGGCGGAGGTGGAGGCCTCTTCGGCAGTGATTGTTTTCTTGATGAGCTGTGGTAAGTTGAACTTCCGCCACTCATGACTGAGAGTATCAACATCAAGGATAATAGCGCCAGTATCGACTCGGGAGCGGTGAAAACTAGTAGTATAAGGGCTGCCAGGATAAAGAATATTGCGCTGACAATTTTCATATGAATGCAGGTCGCCTGCTAGTACCAAGTTCCAGCGATTAAATAAGTCCAAGTCTACTTCTGGCTTAACGTGCGGTGGAATCTCTCCACGAACGTGTGTGCACAAGATACGGTTGCTAAAACTATATCCGTGCTTTTCGTAATCTTTCAGTTTGTTGTAAGGTATAATATCTACTGTATCGTTCGAGTAGTATTCATCTATAATAGTTACCAATGAATTTAGTCGATGTGTAGACTTTTTAAGGTTAGTCAAGAATGTTGAGTCTTTTTTCAACATTTCATGATTGCCAGGATAGATTAGTGTTGGTTTGTGAAAGCTTTCCACAAAGTCAAAGTAAAGCTCAACTTCATCCATTGTAGGTAGTCGATCAAATACATCGCCACCCACAATCACCAAGTCTGCTTCATGCTGCATTTCACTAAACTGCTTGCAAAATAGGTGAAATCGGTTTCGTGACCACTCAACTGGCACATTCTTTTGACCTAGTTTAATATGTACGTCTGCTGTAAATAGTATTTTCATTGTGTTTATCAGACAAAATAGCCCGCAAGCTTTTCAGGATTGCGGGCTACATATATCAACCTAGTTCTTTAACAGCTTCTTGAGCAGAGTCATCGCCTGCATCGCCGTCATCTGTGTTAGAGGTAACTTTTTCCAACAGGGCTAGCACTTCGGCTTCTGTTGGGCGAGGATATTTTTCATCAATTGACTTGGCTGCTTCAGCAGCTGCACGTTCTTCATCAGTTAGCTTACGTGGCTTGCAACGTAGTACTGAGAGATCGTAGCTGATATTAAAGGCTAGAGGCCCAGTCTTAGTGCGCTTGAACACAACGTCCCAACCAGTATCAAAATCTGTTGGATCGCCCAAGTCTTCTGCTGCACTTACAATTTGCTCAAACAGTTTCTTTTTCAAGTTCAGAGCTTTGACTTTGCCGTCTTTTGGGTCAATACAGTTAACTGTATAACTCCATGAGCACTTCAGCTCTGGGTAGAACTGTGGGACATGATCTTTTTCGATGTTATCGAATTTTTCTTTGTCGCGGCTGAAAGCCAAACATTCAACAGGAATATCCTTGTTGTTGCTGCCCTTGATCCAGTAAATATAGCGTGGAAGAACGCCGCCTACTAGTCGAACTGTGTTTTCGCCGTCTTTGTACTCGTAAGCCTCAACTTTGTTTGATTGAGCTTTGCCTTTGGTGTTTTTAAATGAAATTGCCATAATTAGTTATTTTCGTATTTGAAGTAAATTTTGTTGTCTGTTATTGTAAGCAGTGGGTTGTGTTTTAGTGCGTCTAAGTCAAGATCTTTGAAATAGGTTAAGTCTAGGTAGACTACACGATAAAGTTTATATAAGCTATAATCACGCCTTCCTGCAAGTCTGATATATTGCGCTTTGTGTGCAATATCACAAGTTTCTTGGAAAAGAGGTTGGGCATTTAACAAAAAGCTGTGACCCGACAAGTTTTTGAAACTATTTAGTTCACGGTGGTTTTTCGGTATTGGCTTTTTGCTAAAATGCCTTTCCAGCATACTTAACATTAATTTAGGGTCACAATGTGTTTCTGTTTCTAATAAATCCAGGTTAAAAAAGAGTGCCATAATCCTTAACTTAGACTATATTATAGCATAATAGCGAAGCTACTGCAAGTGTAAATTTTATCATGCTGTTATTACCTGCCAGCCTTTACGTAAATACAAGGCTAGTCTATCGTTGTTTTGTTTTTTATCCGCATAACCAGCAAAGTTAATGTCCACAACTAGTGGGTCAAGTTTACCTTCATGCAATCGTTGAACGCGACCCACAATTTGTTCTAGCAGACTATCGTTACTCATTGGGGCTGCAAGGATAACACAGCTGAGTGTGTTAATAGATATGCCTTCTGAGAATATTTGCCTGCTTCCGCATATGGCTTTTTTGTTTCCTGAGAGGACTTCTTGTTTGACGTACTGTCGTTCTTCGTAATCTGTGTCGCCTGTAACAACCGCGCAATCTTCGCCAATGTATTCTTTCACTTTGTGTAAAAACTCCACTCGGTCAGCAATTACCAACACTGAGTGACCCTCTTGCATATGCATTAGTGCAATGGTTGCAATAAATTGCCTGTACTTTTCTGATTCTAGTAGTTCTGTGACTTTTTCAACCCAAGGTACACCTGGCTTTAGTGTAATACCCGACTTAACAATGTGCACTGTTGGAGTCAGTGTATTCGACTGTGGTGGCTTGTATACTAGAGGGCCAAAATAGTCACCAAACAAGATGTGTTTGCCGTCTTTGCGAATCATTGTGCCACTAAGAGCAATTCGGTAGCGGGCATGGAATACGTCCACTGTTTGTGCAAATGTAGTGGCAGGACAGTGGTGGGCTTCGTCCAAGATAATAGTCCCAAACTCCTTAGCCAAGTCACCAGCACACTTGCTGAGCGTCTGTATATTGGCCACTGTGATAAAGTGGTCGGCGTGGTCAACTCGTCCACCACCAATAACTCCGCACTGCGTCCCGAATAGGACTTCAATTTCTTCGCACCACTGGTCTCGGAGTGCAGCTGTGTGGGTGATAACAAGAGTTTTTTGTCCGAACTTGTGAGCAAGGTGTAAGGCTGTAAAAGTCTTTCCCCATCCCACAAGGGCATTGATAAAGCACGTGTCGTCGATTGGGTCATAAACCACTTGCTGTTCGGGTCGTAGAGGATATTTAGGCGTTGGGAAAGGTACATCCTCAAGCAATCGTTTATCAATGATTTCATAGTCTTCGGGAATTAAGTCTAGGCGACCTTGGGGAATTGATAGAATACCTTTGGGCAGCACCTTATAATTCTTGATAGTTTCTACTGTAGCAAAACGCTTTGAACCAGTGTCTTTTTTGATTTTGTAGGTAAGTGCACCGATAATCTTTTTTGTGTGTTCTACACCAGGATTATCCATGTAAATACGATTTGATATTACTGCTTTAGGCATTTAAACCATTCTCCAACTATCAGGCTTGTGCTCACTACAAAAACCATAAAAAATAAATGCCATACCCAACTGCAATACTCTGGCATACTGTTCTGTAGTATCAGGGTGACGCATTGCTTTAAATCGGTTAGGTACTCCCACTAATTCAAACACACACCCTAGCCCCTCTGCAGGTAAAACATTTTTTAGTTTCTTTGTTGTGAGTTTGGCGCGTGTGGTTTTTTCGTACTGAAATACTCTGCCACTGCTGTCAACAAACCAAGTGGTTGCTTTTGCAAGTTTAACCAAGTCTGCTAAAAAGTAGATAGCTGTGCGGATTGGGAACAGCTCAACCTTTAGTGCTTTCATTGCTAGACGTCGGAGACCAAGCGTCTTTTGTGGTAGAGTTTTATCATCAACCATTCTAACGCTATAAGTCTCACAGTTGTTTTCATCTACGTAGTGTGTATG